CGTCAGTCTGTCCAGCGCGAGTTCTGACAGACATTTATCCAGTTGTGCCAGCTGGATATCTGGAAACACGGCAACCATTGCAAGGCGCATTTTGGCGCGAGTAATAAGCTGCTCTTTGGTGAATGTTATGGGTTAGTCCTCCCACTCCGTATCCCATTCAACCCAAGCGCCATCTGCATCAGCATCAATGACGCCCTGATTCTCGCATTGCGGGCACTTAACCTGATCGCCACCGTAGAGATATGTCCCTGACAACGACCGGCTGGTTACTTCAATCCCTACGCTGCATTGGCAGTGTTCGCACGCATTCAACCAGTCAACGCGATACAGTGTCGGTTCCCACAGCATGGTTCTGTTTTTGTTTTGGAATAGCACTCTGTTCATATCACCCCTCCCCGTTGATGCGGATTCCAGCTACCCGCAAAGCATGTTCAACATCGTGACGAGAAAGCCATGGGCCGTTATCTTTTGGGATCATGACGCCGCGTTCTGCTTCGTTAATCGGATAACCCGGGCGAACTAAATAATCAGTGGGGAGCGTAACTTTCCTACCCTGCGCACGCACTTCAGCCAGGAAGGCGTCGGTCTCTTTGAAAGGGTTTTCAGCGTTGACGTCGCGGGATACATACATGTTCACTTCTGACACATAATCGAGAGGTACTGAAGCGTAGAGATATTCGTCGTCCTCGTTGACAAACTCTCCATGGTTTTCGCTGATGTCGGTGAGCAGGCGCAGCATCTGCCCGTTCTCAGCTGCCAGCGCATCCCGCTGCTTAGTCGCTTCCCGTAGCGCCAGGGTGGTGCAGTCCAGCCGCTCGGCCAGACGGGAAACAATCTTCGCGATGTCCATGATCGGCGTGTCGCTGCTCATCGCCTTCGCAAATTGATGGCCAGCGGCCACCAGCTCTTTGTTGCTCAGTGAATCACTCATGTGATGCTCCTCGGTGCGTATAACGTTCCATGTCAAAGTCGATAACTGCCCGCTGGTCGCGGAAGACGCCGCAGCGCCCGTGGCGGATAAGTTTCCCCTGCTCGACGGCAGCCCGGATGTATTTCTCTGAGGTGGTGCGGTGCAGGCCGAAAATGGCGACGACATCGTTTGTCGTTGCGCGGCCATGCTTTTTCACCAGCTCGATAATCCAGGCGATGAACAGGGTGCGCTCGCTATGCGTTTTGGGTTTTGCCATGAGGATCTCCTTAAACCAGACCAGCGGCTTTTCGCTGCTTGTACTGCTCCATCAGCATTTGCGCTGGTGTGGGCCCGCTTGACTTGACAGGCGCGGCGAGAGCGCGGCGAACTGGCGGGATGGGTTTTCCGTCAGCGAACCGTTGTTCCCAGCCAGACAAAAGCTTACTGGCAGCCTGCCGCATCTCCTTCTCGGTCATCTGGCGATCCGTACTCTGGCGGCGAAGCTCAATGCAGATGTGGTACAGAACCGGTGCTGACCACGGGTATTGCTCGCTGGTCGGGAACCGGAACACCAGGCGGCGCCATTTCCAGTATTCGGTCATGATGTCATCGACGCTGAACCCCAGCAGATTGCCGCCCTCTTTGCACCAGGCGACAAACTGCCCTGGCGACGGCAGGAATGGTTTTTCCTGGCGACGGGCAACACGCATGCCTGCGGCGACCTGCTCCATGGTGGTGATCCCGTTCTCGCGGAACGCCAGCGCCCACTGACGACGAAGCTCATTGAAATCGCTCTGCTCACGAAAGCCAGCCATTGCCGCCGGGAACGCAGCGCGCAGCGCACTGAACAGGGCATTAAAGATTTCAGCCGTCTGTTCGGCTTGTGGTCGCTCTGTCGGAACCTCAGGTATGCCCTGAGCGATTTGGCGGAAGTTATCGCGATCGCAGTTTTGAAGTTGCTCAGATAGCCGTTCCATTGAACACCTCATTAATCCAGTCTGTGTTGTTGAAGTCGATGCCGTTGGTGTTAACGGCGGTTGAACGGCATCCGCCAGCATCGCGCCGGAGGCTCAGGGTGTCCCACTTAGCGCGGAGCTTTGCAGGAGAGAGGATGTTGGCGTGCCAGAACGCGTCTTTGCTTGCCCACAGGAAGAGCTCGCAAATCTCACGATGGTTATGGCCGTCCAGTTCGCGCATCAGGCGAACGTCATTGGCCCAGGCTATCAGGTTGGGTTTCTTCGGGAAGGGTTTAACTTTTTCGAGCAGAGCGAGGATCCACTCTGCGCACTGCTGGTCAGCTGCAGTTCCCCACTTGGTGAAATTGGGGGTGTAAATCACTGCTTCAGGATGAGCTGATAAAAACTTCTTCAGACGGTCGTCGGAGGATTCGACAGAATTCTCTGACGAAGATCTTTTAATATTGTTTTTGTTATAGTCTTGGGTGTCTACCGTTTCCGGGAAGGTTTTTCCCGATTTCGGGAAGGATTTTCCCGTTTTCGGGAAGAGTTTTCCCGTTTTCGGTTTGTCTAAAATCCAGGCAGAAAGGTCAGTATTTATACCGACAATTTTCATCACGCCCTGCTTGTTACTGAAGATAATTCCACGCTCAGCCAGAGAGCTGATCGCATCAGAAACATGGGTATCTGCCAGCCCGGTCAGGCCAGAAATTACGGTATTCGTAACCCGGTCCTGCTTCTTGTTCCATCCGTAGGTCAGCCAGATCACCGCTTCCAGGCACTGCCATTCACGGCCTGACATGCGCAGGCGCGGCTTCAGCTTCTGAATCTCGTTGGCGATCCTGGTGTACCCGTTGGACAGGTCGGCCATAGGACCTCCTGCTTGCTCGGTTCTCATCGGAAAATTGATAACTTCAGCCATGTTTGGCATACTGTTCTCCGCAATTACGCTCAGTTTTTGCACCCGAAAGCCGTTGGTGTTGTAGCACCGCGGCTTTCGCCTTTTTTGACTCAGTCATACAGCCCCCAGCATCGTTGTAACCATGGCCATCAATGGCGCCACAGAGTCCGGGCCATCCAGATAGAAGCTGGCGACAATCTTTTCGCTGATCTCCTTCAACCGAACCTGCTTTGGCGCTTTGAGCATGACGGCCTGAATAGCCTCAGCGTCCTCCTTCACCGTTCTGGCGATTCGAAGCGCGACATCATCGAGCTGAACAACGCGATCGCGATACGCCAGGGGTAACGCCAAGATAATCGCCGGGGCCAGCAGCTCGACGTTCGCACGGTATGCTGCCGAGTTCTCTTTGTTGTCCAACCAGCGAAACATTTTCACATTCCAAACGCCCGGCTGAATGTTGAGATCAATGCCCTGAATCATCATCTCCTCCGCAACTTCTTTGATTTGCAGTGCAACGACCAGGCGCCCCTCGTCTGCAGCCCAGGCACGTACAGCTGCACATAAATTTCGGTGGTCAACGCTACCATCCGATGCCTCGTTGTGGTGATACTGGAATATCAGGCGCTCTGATGGCGCTCTGTTATTCTGTTGAAAAGAAAGTGTTTGCATTGTTAACACTCCTACTTTGGTAAACCGTCAGTGGGATTTGGGTAGAGATCAGGGCGCAGTTCGTGGGGGGTTACGCCTGTAGCCTCGAACACTGGCAGCACTCGTTCGGCAGGAATACCTTTGCGGCGCCACAGTGAAACGGCCATTTTTGAAACGCCGATCAAAGCGCCAAGCGCGCTGGCTGAGCCAGATCGGAGAATTGCATTTTCAATACCAGTCATAGGACCTCCTTAAGTGAGCAAAGTAAAGCACCAATTTACCATTGAGTCAATACATGCCTGCCTATCAACTGGTAAAGCTATTGTTTACAATCCATATATGAATAAAAAAGATCCTAACCAGAGCCTTATTTCCAGGCTGACTGAATTGAACGGCAAAGGCTTCTCAAAAACAGAGATGGCCAAGGTTGCTAACGTCAGTAAGCAGGCGGTAACCGGGTGGTTTCGAACCGGTAAAATCAGCAAAGAATCAGCCTTAGCTGTTGCAGACGCAGCTGGCGTATCGGTGCCGTGGTTACTCGGTGAGGACGTCGGAGAGAAAGACGGGCTTAAGCCGGACGAACAGCGCTTGCTGGAGCTCTACCGCCAGCTGCCAGAAGAAGAGCAACAGAACATGCTCCGCATCTTTGCGCTTCGCCTGAAGGAGTTGGATGAGTTGTACGAGAGGTACATGAAAGGGCGGATCAGGTCGCAGGGTGATTAAGGTGTTCTGATCGGCGGATAGCAGGTAAAGAGATTACTCAATTAGGCAACAATAATGAAAGCAAATGACCACCCTAAGATTTCTTTTGCATACCCAACTTTTATCAGGTCAGGAATGCTTGCTCATGGGCCTTTCATGCCTGATGTTGGCTGGAAAATTAATGATTTCCCAGCCAAATTAAGTTTTTATGTATCAGCAGGGTTGATTTTGAATAGCCGAAGAGCTTACAGCTTTACTATTGACGTGTTGCACGAGGGTGAGTCGCTTCTACCCGACGGGAGGCCCGCGATAGACAGTCAATTATTTGGAACATCTGTTTCCGATCGTGATGATTTTGTAGCAATTTCTACTGCTTACTTGGAAAATATAAATATCCATAGCGAAGGTTTGTACACTATTAGGGTAAATCTTTATTCAGGTAGGGTTGAAGATAAATTCGATGGCCTCCTGATAGACCATCATGACGCGCATTTTGTCATTGCGAAAAATTGGCTTTCTAACACCATGACTCCCCAGGAGACCGATTGATGGTTCAGGCTGTGAACATTACTACAGGGCTACCCATTGATGAACTCGAACATTATCCTCATACTATTGGGCATGGTGATGGAAACGGTGGAGGTAGCGATATGCTGCAAAGAGTTAAGGATCTTGAAAAAGATGTCCAGCAGATGAAAACCGACATTGCAGTTATGCGTTCTAACTATGCAACAAAGACAGATGTAAGCGACGCAAAGAATTCAATTATCTTATGGGTTGTTGGCGCAGTAGTTTTCGCGCAACTTATACCGGCAATACCTAAGATACTGGAAATATTCTTCCACAAATAACCCGGCCAACGCGCCGGGTTATTATATCCTAGCGCACCAATTCCGCTGCCAAACTACCACCTCGAACTCCCTAATCCTGACCTTAGCGTCGGGATTTTTTTTGCATTCCATCACTCAATTTCATACTCCAAATCACCAAGGTAAAGCATTACTGTACTTTTTATCACTTCAATGCTTGACCATTTAGTAAAGTGGTGGTTTACTAGCATTACCAAGACGCACCACGAACCACCCAGGCATGGAGCCCACGAAGTAGCCGCCGACGGCATACGAATAGTCGGATGAGGTGGAGTGAATAACGCGCATCAGGTTAAAGAAATGTTCCGCCAGCCTGGCGACAAGGGCAAAAAGGTGATTGAGATGAAAATTAATCCAGCAGTACCAAACAGCGGTCGCGCCGTTCCAATGCGCAACCAACGTACCGGCGCAGCATGGCTGGTCTCTTTTAACTACAGCGAAGGCATGTACTGGCACGAACCGCAGGGAAATCTGCGCCACATCCGCCGACCGTATGCATCACGTAATATTGAACCGCATCTGGTTCCGGCAGGTACACACTGATGGGACCCTTATTCGCACTCGTCCTGACCATCGGCATGACCAATGGTGAATTTCAGGATGTCGTTCTCGATGTCTATGACAGCCAGCAGCAATGCGAGCAGGCCGCTATCGAACAGAAGGTTTCTGGAGATTGTTACCCGGTAGAACGGATCGTCCGCAGTGACGAAGTACCAGCGGAAACCACGGTTAAGTTCTGAGGAGTGATTATGCAGACCAAATGCGGTTATTGCGGCAAGCTAGTTGAAGGCGAGCCGGTAAAAAGCGAGCTGATATTCCTCCAGGGTAATCGGCTGGCGCGGAAAGAAAAAGAGTACTGCTCTAAGCGTTGCGCTTCGTACGACCAGATGGCCCACGAAGCCTAACGTAAAACCCGCGCAAGGCGGGGTCTACGTCCGGTGCCACCGACCAAAGTACACCGGAAAACTACTCAAAACCAAAAACACACCCAATGGGCGCTATCTCTGGCCCGGGGATCTTACATCCAAAAATGAGGATCTGACATGGAATTTTTCCATCTGCTTAAGGCCAGTCAGAAGTCTGGCAAGAAAGATGCGGTGATTTGGTTCACTGCCAAAAGTGCAGCGCGCGCCGCCCTGACGCTCGATGTCGCGCTGGAAGACGCTGAAATCGAAACTGGCCGCGGTAAGGACTACGCCAAGCCTGTCCGTACGGATATGCCGATTGTTGACGATCTGCCTGAAGAGGGCGTGATTGATTATAGCTGGTGCGATCGCTACACCCTGGCCGACGACCAGCGCACCTGGAACGTGATCCCGGGTGCCGTGTCTCAGAGCGAAACCACCATCGTCCCGGACAGCGCCACCAGCGATGAGAATCAGCCGGTCGCGGCGGTAACCGCCGTTGATACTCCTGATGAGCCTGACTACTGGTATGAGAACGGCCTGAGGGTTCTCAAAGGTGGTGATGAATTCACTCGTTACGCGGTTTGCAAACTGCCATTCCGTCAACAACTCCTGGCTCAACTGACGGTGGACGAACTGCGCCATCATGTCACCCGCGGTGAACATGCGGAACTGCATGCGCTGGAGATGGATACCGACAATAGTTATGTCCAGACGCTTCTGCTTGCTGCTGAAAGCTGCGCCGAGATCAAGGCTTTCGATACCAAAGACCTGTGGCGCTATACCAACGCCATTCGGAAAGTGTTCAGCATGGATAAGCGCCATGAGCTAGCTCTGCTGCTGCAGTTCACTAAAGCCTGGGTAGCCACCCCCTATATCGACCGCGGGATCCTGACGCGCGAATGGGCCGCAGGTAACCGCATCAGCCACGTGCAACGCACTGACGCAGGCACCAATGCCGACGGCGGGTATGTAACTGACCGCGGCGCAGATGCGCATCACACCCTGGACACCCTCGATCTGGAGATCGCCTGCGCCCTGCTGCCGATGGATTTCCACCATTTTGAAATCCCTTCCAGTATTTTGCGCCGCGCCAAAGAGATTGTCGCGAACAAAGAAGAACCATGGAAATCATGGAGCAAAATCCTGCGAAACCAGCCAGGCGTTCTGGCGGTCAACCGCGCGGCCATCTTCAACCTGGTGCGCATCGCGCCCGAGAATATCCACCTGACGCCAGTAGCGCATCTGGAGTTCGTGAACCAGACGATGACGGCTGAATTCAATGCTGAAACTGAGTTAGTGGCCCTTCAGGCTGTTACTGACAAACCTGCGGAGAATGAGATTGATAGCCACTTTGTCGATCAGCAGTTAGCTGCGGAACGCGGCGAGTTCGTTGACGGCGTCAGTGACCCTGACGATCCGAAGTGGGTTAAAGAAGATCTGACCGCTGCCAGCCAGCCACAGGTCGCGAACCTCGGCGGCGGCGTGTTCTCTATCGAGGGCCTGATGGGTGGAAATACTGACCCGGTCATCAATACCCCCTCAAATGCAGTCGAAAAAACGGAAACAGTAACGGAGACCACCAGCGATGTGCAGATGGAAAAGACTCACCCGGCGAAAGGAGAAAGTGTTGGCGCGGTTCCACCAGGCGAAAGCGCTGATGCAGCTGATCCGCAAACAGATGCCCTGAATTCGTCCGAAGTTCTGGCCGCCGCCGTGCCAGAGCTGCCGAACGCCACGCAGCCGGAAGTTACCACCGAAGCGCCGGAGGAAACCGCCAGCGCACCGAAATACCCGGCGTACTTCGAACCGGGCCGCTATGAAGGTCTGCCGAATAACGTTTACCACGCAGCGAACGGGATCAGCAGCACCCAGGTGAAAGATGCCCGAGTCAGCCTGATGTACTTCAACGCGCGCCATGTCGCCAAGACCATCCCGCGCGAAGGCTCCAAAGTGCTGGATATGGGTAACCTGGTGCATGCGCTGGCGCTGCAGCCGGAAAACCTCGATGAAGAGTTCAGCGTAGAGCCGGTGATCCCGGAAGGGGCATTCACCACCGCGGCGACCCTGCGCACCTTTATCGATGCGCATAACGCCAGCCTGCCAGCGCAGCTGAGTGCCGACGACATCAAGGCGCTGCTGGACGAGTACAACGCCACTCTGCCTGCACAGTTACCGCTGGGTGCATCTGTTGATGAAACCTACGCAGCTTATGAGCAGTTGCCAGAGGTTTATCAGCGAATTGAGAACGGCACGAAACATACCGCCACAGCCATGAAAGCCTGCATCAAAGAGTACAACGCCACCCTGCCCGCGCCGGTGAAAACCAGCGGCAGCCGTGATGCGCTCCTCGAGCAGCTGGCGATCATCAACCCTGACCTGGTGGCACAGGAAGCGCAGAAACCGGCACCGCTGAAAGTGTCCGGCACCAAAGCGGAAATGATCCAGGCGGTGAAGTCCGTTAAGCCGGATGCGGTATTCGCTGACGAACTGCTGGATGCGTGGCGCGAGAACCCAGGCGACAAGATTCTTGTTACCCAGCAGCAGATGCAAACGGCGCTGGCCATTCAGAAAGCACTGCACGAGCACCCGACTGCCGGCAAGCTGCTGCTGCACCCTGATCGCGCTGTTGAGACGAGCTATTTCGGCATCGATGAGGAGACCGGGCTGGAAATCCGCGTGCGCCCGGATCTGGAAATCGACATCGACGCCGTTCGCATCGGGGCCGACCTGAAAACCATCAGCATGTGGAACGTGAAGCAGTCCGGTCTGCGCTCTCGACTGCACCGTGAAATCATCGACCGCGATTATCACCTCAGCGCTGCCATGTACATGAACACCGCGGCGCTGGATCAGTTCTTCTGGATTTTCATTAACAAAGACGAGGGTTATCACTGGATCGCCATCGTTGAGGCGAGCGAAGAACTGATTGAGTTGGGCATGCTCGAGTATCGCCAGACCATGAACCGTATCGCTAACGCTTTCGACACTGGCGTGTGGCCAGCGCCGATCACCGAAGATTACACCGACGAACTGAACGACTTCGACCTGCGCCGCCTTGAAGCGCTGCGCCTGGCTTAATGGAGAGAATGACAATGCAAAACACTAACGTAACCGTTGCTGACCAGAACGCTGTGATTAACTCCAACGTGGCTCTGTTCGATTCTCAATACCTGAACGCCATCAGTACATTTGCTCAGATTATGGCTCAGGGTGCCGCGACAGTTCCCAAGCACCTGCAGGGCAATCAGGCCGACTGCATGGCTGTTGCGATGCAGGCCGCCCAATGGCAGATGAATCCCTTTGCAGTGGCGCAGAAAACCCACCTGATCAATGGTGTTCTCGGATACGAAGCTCAATTAGTTAATGCGGTAATTTCTCGCAGCGGCGTGCTGGCCAACCGCTTTGAATATGAATGGTACGGGCCATGGGAAAAAATCATTGGGAAATTCAATATCCGCAAAGGGGATAAAGGAGAGTATCGCGTACCAGGGTGGACGATGGCTGACGAAGCTGGAATTGGCATCGTTATCCGCGCAACGCTGAAAGGTGAAGACCAGCCGCGCGAACTGGATTTGCTGTTAGCACAGGCACGCACCCGTAATTCAACGCTATGGGCTGATGATCCGCGCCAACAGCTCGCATATCTGGCAGTGAAGCGCTGGGCGCGACTGTTCTGCCCTGACGTAATTCTTGGAGTATATACCCCTGACGAGCTTGAGGATCGCCAAGAGAAGGAGATTAACCCCGCGCCCACTCAGAAAGTCAGCCTGGCGGATATCTCCGGTGACACTGTAACAACTACCCACAGCGCGCAGGAATCGGCGGCAAACATTGACGCTATGGCCGATGAGTTCCGGGATCGGATTGAGGCAGCGCAGGACGTAGATAACGCTAAAGCAGTTCGGGCCGATATTGAAAGCGCTAAAAATGCCCTGGGTTCATCTCTGTACACCGAGCTGAAGAGCAAGGCTGTGAAGCGTTACCACTTTGTGGATGCGCATAACAGAGTTGAGGCGGCGATTAACTCCCTGCCTCAGCCGGGCGAACCGGATAGTGCCGAGCGCTTCGAGGAAGCTGAACGAGTGCTGGCGTCGGCAAAACGTCATCTGGGCGACGAGCTGCACGATAAGTTCAGCATCACCCTGGCAGATATGAAACCGGAATACGTGGCCTAAGGGAGGCGGGAGGGTTCGCCCTCCCGGTAATGAGATGAGCAAATTCACAAAAGAGCAGTTAGTTGAATACGTAAAGGGGTGTGTCGAGCACGCCGAGCGGTTTCCGGGCGTCGAGATAGCTGACAAAGAAAAGGCGATATTTGAAATCGCGCTGGCAGCGCTGACGGCACCTCAGCCAGAACCTGAGCATATCGCTAATGCTTTAATCGCGGCGATTGAAAAAGAACAGGATCGACTTCACGGCGAAGACTACTTAATGGACTCGAAAGATTGCATTGATGTGATCCGCGAAGAAATACAGCGTCAGAACGCCTGCCGCACCGCCACGCTCCCTGTAGTGCAAGGAGGTGGCCATGCGACTGATTAACCGCAGCACACAGTCACCGCTGGCACGCCAGGCCTGCGAAATCGCCCTGGCGGCCCATCAAGAGCGGTACGGAAACTACGGGCGCAGCCGGATGAAAGAGACGTACACGGTACGGGTGGAAGGAGTGAAGGTCTGGGTGGAGGTGGTGAACCGGAAAGCGAGCTACGTGGCCACGGCGATGACCGGCATGCGCCGCCTGCGATCCTTACCCGGGCAGATCGCCTGATATTGAAATATCAGCGCGCAAATTTACCCGAATCGCTATGACAGCTTTTGGCTGGGCCGGTGCCGATATTCTGACTATTCGCTCCGGCATGCAGTTTAAGTGGAGAAAGGTATGAGTGAAGTGATCATGATGGTATCACCCGGGAAATGGGTGTCTGAGGAGCAGTTGATAGCCCTGAAGGGCATTAAAAAGGGAACGCTGAAGAAGGCGCGGGAAAAGACTTTTCTTGAGGGGAAGGAATACAAACACGTCTCTTTTGACTGTAGTCCGTGGGATAACAGCCCGTGTTTTTACAACCTGGATGAGATCGACCGCTGGATTGAGCGTCAGGCCTCAGCGAAACCGCGGCGACAATCTGCTTAAATACTCTGACCATCAACCAACGAGGAATCGTTATGAAATACCCAACAGGAGTGGAAAACCACGGCGGCACGCTAAGGCTGTGGTTCATCTACAAAGGGGTCAGAGTGCGTGAAAGCTTGGGGGTGGCTGACACCCCCAAAAACAGAAAAGTGGCTGGCGAGTTACGGACGTCGATCTGCTACGCCATCAAAACCGGAACATTCAACTATGCCCAGCAGTTCCCCTCTTCCCAGAACCTGGCGCGGTTTGGAGAGGCAAGGCAGGAAGTGACGGTCGGTGAATTATCCGCTAAATGGCTTGCCCTAAAGGAAATGGAGGTGGCTGAATCATCGCTCACCACTTACAGGCGGGTGATAGCAAATGTCTTGGCGATTATTGGATCAGGCACTCTTCTCTCTTCAATTACTAAAGAAGCTATGCTGGAGATTAGAAAGGAGCTGCTGACCGGTTTTCAGGTCATGAAGAAAGGGCATAAAACTGCGAAGAAGGGTCGATCCGCAGTAACTGTGAACAACTACATGACCGTGTTATTCGGCATTTTTCAGTTTGCAGTTGAAAACGGCTACATCTCAAAGTCACCAATGAACGGTGTGGCCCCTCTGCGAGAATCCCGCCCGGATCCCGACCCAATCACCCGGGAGGAGTTTCCTCGCCTGATTGACGCCTGCCACCATCAGCAGAGCAAGAATCTGTGGGCTATCGCCGTTTACACCGGATTGCGGCCGGGTGAACTGTGCGGACTTGCCTGGGAGGATGTGGATCTGAAAGCGGGAACAATCACCGTCAGAAGAAGCCTGACGCAGAAAGGGATATTCACGCTGCCGAAAACCAATGCTGGCACTAACCGGGTTGTGCACCTGATCGAGCCTGCACTCGAGGCGTTCAAAAGCCAGTATGAAATGACCCGCCTCTCTCAGGAGCATAACGTACCTGTTAAGCTGAGGGAGTACGGAAAGAAAGAGTTCAATAAGTGCACGTTTGTTTTCCTGCCGTCCCTGACAGCCAGGGCCGGGAATTACGGCAAACACTTCTCCATCAACTCCATAGGGAACTCGTGGGATGCAGCGATGAAAAGAGCAGGCCTTCGCCATCGTAAATCTTACCAGTCGAGACACACCTATGCATGCTGGTCACTTTCGGCAGGTGCAAACCCGAACTTCATTGCTAACCAGATGGGGCATGCCGATGCTCAAATGGTATTTCAGGTTTATGGGAAGTGGATGGAGGAAAACAACCTGGACCAGATCGCTATGTTAAGCTCAAAATTAAGCGACTTTGCCCCAACCATGCCCCACGCCAGCAGGACTGCTGCATAA